TCCAGTAATACCCAAACGTATCAACTATACGCTGTCCGGTGATCGGCAATAATCGCGCTTCCCCTGTATCCCATCCCAAGTAAGGAGCGTCATTTACTGTGTTTTGATAAACTCTGGCCCATACGTCAGGGTATGCAATTTCATTGCGGGTAACGTTATAAACCAAGTCGCCTACGTCTGAGGTCAACCCGACGTATTTTTCGCCAACCGTGTTTACTATTGCATCCCCTTTATAATCCCGGTCGATCTGTTCGGTGTTGGTTATGCCGCCCCATGATCGCTCATAAGGGTCTGTAATAGGATTTCCCGACCCGGCATATTCACAAAAAACATCAAACAACAACGGTCCCAACGGTTGCGAGAATTTCCTAACACAAAATAGAGTTGGGTCTTGGGGGTATACATCTTTTAACGCCGGGACGCCCGCCGCGTTAACTGCATCAAATGGGGTTGCATCGCCAGCGTCGAAAAGCACGGTAAATTGACGTTTCCCGGTGCTAAGTTCTTTACTAAAAACTTGCCCTATTTCCGTTGTGAAGGCTTCACCCGTCCAGCCTTCTTGTGTGTTTACAAGGGTTGCCATTTAATTAAGACTCCGAATAGTGAATTGCGCAGTCATTGCGCTTGCGATCTCTGGCGCCAATTTTTTCAATGCTTCGATTATTCTTTTTGTCTCCGCTTTGCTTGCACCCGTAACAGTAGACACCCAGGCTGGATTTTCTCTACCTGAAGCACTCCCTAAGAACCGGGATACCGTCGCTTGTAGTTCTTGCGGCCCCTTGTCGTCTTTTTTGTTGCTATCTTTTATTTCTTTTCGTCTAAGCTTTTCGATTTTGTCAAGCTTCGCGAGGATATCCGCGTCGTCTGCAAACAGTTTCCGCTTTTCTTTCAGAAATTCTTCAAGCTTTCTAATGTCATTTTCACGCTTACTGTGCGTCCCCGCGAACAATTCATCTTCAAGCCTTTTCCGGAAATCGGCAACTGTTTTCGCTTCTTTTTCTTTCTTGTCTGCAATCTTCTTCGCCGCCGCAAGTTCCCGGTCTTCTCGCTGTTTTAATATTGCCTTCTCTTTTGTGGCAAGGTCATCCCATATCTGATTAAAGGCTTTTGCTTTGGCCTTTTCAAGCTTTATGGTTTCTTTGCCAGCGTCTTTTGCCCGTGTGATCAGGTCATCATAAAATTTGTTAGATGCTGTTAATTGCCTATTAAAAGAATCAGACAACGCCGATTCTATGTCTGCGCCTAATGACGCATCGGCAATCTTCTTAGTTGCCTCTTGTGCTTTGTCCGCTACTTTTTCCCGGCTCTTGATTAAAGTTGCAACGCTCAACTCGTGAGTGTGCAAGACTTCCCGAAGTCTGCCAAGTTCTTGTCTTACAGAGTTTGTTCGCTTTTCAAGGTCTGCTTCTGATTCTGCCCCGAAAAGGTCTTTTATAAGGCTTATCTCAAACCCGAACGAGCCGCCCTTCGCTCTTTCGCGTTCTTTTTTGGTTTCTTTGAGCAAGCGCAATTGCTCTTTTGCGCCCTCAATGTCTGCCTTTAACTGTTCACTTGGTCCCTGGAGTTTCTTATTTTCCTGTTGTATCTTTAGCTGCTTTATTTGTTCTTCCGTTGCGCCCTTCATTTGAGCAGTTAAAATTTCTTGTTCTCTTGCGATATCGTTTATGGTTTTTTCGACTGATTTTAGAGTTGCTTCCCACTTCTTAGCCTCTTCGATTTGCTTTGTTATAGCTTCCGTATTTGCAAGGACACGCATTATGCGCTCAACTTCGCCACCTATTACCGGAACAGCAGCGCCGAACTTCGCCCAGGCATCGTTAATCTTCACCTGTGCTTCAAGTGAAGCGGAAAGGTTTTGTTCTGTCTGCGCTGCCGCTTGCGCTGCCTTGGCGTTTGATAACTCGAACCCTGAAGCAACGGCCTTTGCCGTTGACGCAACCGCTGCACCTATCGCCAAAAATGGCAATACCGCATCTTTGAATCCTTTTGATATACCCTTCTGCATCTTCCGCATTTTCGCGCTTGCTTCGTCCCGCGCTTTGACTACAATGCTTAAGGATTTTTCATTTTGTGCCATGTTACATCTTTTCCATTATTTCGGCTTTTTGTCTCGCGCGCTCTGCGCCTATGAACCTGGAAGCTTCGAGGAAGATTTGCGTCTGGTCGAGCAACGCACCCGGCAACGGCAACATTCCTTTTTCCATAAAGCTTGTCATTTCCAGGCAACTCCAAACATCGTCCGTAACCCAATTCAGCGGGCATTCGGTTATTAAGATCGTTGCAAGCCCCCGGCAATCCGGGCAATCCCATTCGCCTTTCTTCCCGCTTCCGTCACATGCCGTGCATTCAAGCTGTATCGGCGATTCCTTTGTAACTGGTTCTAAACATTTTCCTGGCCGGCAATGTCCGCAGATGGTTCCGAACTCGCATCCGACGCCGACCCTGATTCGTTTTTTGCTTCTACGTCCATCTTCCCACCCTGAAGCGATTTGTAATAAAGACTGACAGCCTCGCCGGTTGTTACCATGTCTTCGAGCCGGTCAATACTGAAGGGTTCCGCAAGTCCGCGCCAGTCTACAAGGTTCACGCGGATTGCATCAAACAGCGCATCATACGCAACATCTGAAAAAGCGTCTTCTTCCTCGCGTATTTGGCGAACCTTCAGCGCTGTTTTGTATTCGCGCGCGGTTCGATAACGGAAGACAAATACCTCCGTAGACTTTGGGTCTTCCGGGTAAATCTTCACTTCAAACCGTTCGTTAGTATCCAGTGCAAGCATTTCTTCCCCTCTTTCTTGTTGTTGTTTTGCCGTTCTTCACTCTTAACTCTTAACTAAAAACTCTTTCTTACGGTGCGAATGTGGTCGCCGACGTTGTGTCAAGCGTAACCGTTAAATCGTCATCATTCAGGCCGAAATCAATCGCGTTGATTGCGAGGCCGTTTCTGTCGCCTTCCTGCGGATTGAGCCACTGACAGCCGCCAGCCGTGAACGTTACGGAATCATCGCCGCTGCCACATGCCGCGCTGAATGCCGCCTCGGTCCCGCCGATCCACTCGCCGAAAATGTCCTTCGTCGCGACAAGCGTTGCCTCCGGGTTGATGGTTCCGACAGGGCGCCTGTTTGCAATGACGGCATACGAGTAGCCGCTATCGGTTGTCGAATCCTCACGGACTATGACATTATTGCCCGTGTCGATGGTGAGCATTTCAATGCGAGGCGTCCAGGTGCCGATCTGGAAAGCGGAATCGACAAAGCGGAGAACTGGAGCGGCCGGATACGTCGGCGCAAGAATCGCAACGTCGGTCGGCTCGGCCCATATACCCGTAAATGTAAACTCTGCGGATACGCGTTTGCCGGAAACCATTGTGAATTTGACATTCCCCATCGCGCCGTAAATGCACTTGAACAGTCCATTTTCATACATGCCGATAGTGATTGTGTGCTGTGTCGCGCCGGCGCAACCAGGCGGGATAACGGACATCGAGAACACGCCACCCGTATCGTCGCCAATGCCGCAAGCCGGCAAAAGCACGGTTGCCCATAGCGGAATAAGGGAATCCGCAATCAGTTCCGTTGTGAACGTGCAAGTTCCGAGTCTGGAATCAGGGACTGCAGGCAGATAACCCATGCCGCCCTGTTGATCCCGGTCTACCATTTCAGCGGTTTGCTGAATGATCGGATCAAAAACATTGATTGTCGCGTTTGCCGCAAGCAACGATTCCTTTGTTCCCGGCACGGCTTCGGCCTTGACTGCAATCGTTCGCACTCTTGAGAGTAGTGGGCATGTCATCGTATCAACTCCTAATAAAAAGCTTTATGTTTGACTGTATGGATCGTCTTCGCGCGTCCTGTATAGAACAACAAGCGTAACCATTACACCTGCGAAACTGCCGTTAATCTCTGCGAACATTTGCGGCTCTTCAATCCGCGCATCAACTGCAAGACAGCCGAAAGTCGGGTCTTCGCGGAGTTTCTTTTCTACCTGTGCGCGTATCTCATTAATAGTTGTGTCAACTGCTGATTCGTCTGTGTCGCTCAAAACAACATAGCAATCCGTAAGGAAAGGCTGCTCCCATTGGATAAACCCTTGCGGCGCAGATTCATCTTTGATCGGGTCATCCTGGTAAAGATATAAGCTTTTGTCCTTCAGCTTCGATGGCGCGCCAAGTCGCGTTGGCCGGTCTACGGTCAAAGCAACGCCGCTTGTGATAAGCTCGTCCAGCTTTGCCTTAACTGCCTGCGCTATTTGTTCAAGAATTGATACGGCCACACTACTGCTCCTTCATTGCATGGGTCAATATTATTGCAACGTTTTTTTCAATCGTCCGCAATTTGTCGCGGATATAATTACGGTCTACTTGTGATTTGCCGATAGCAATTTCAACAGCCCGCAGACGTTTATTCATTCCAAAACCAACAGCCCCCGAGATACCGACAAAGAGAGTGAACAATGAAACGACTATACGCGTTGTCATTGTGCATCGTGCGCGTCTTGAATCGCATTCGTTAGAACTAATCGCTGTCATGGGTTTTCTACCTTTCACTGGGTTTCCTCTTATGCTTTAACGTTTTTCAAGGAATGCCGCTTTCGCCGCCTTCCGTTCGTAATGCAATTCAACGCGCTGCTTAAGTCGTTTGGCCAAAAATTCATCGCCCTGACGTATGAGCGATTCCAGTTGTCCGCTTTCAAGAACAACCTGCGTAATGCTTTCCGTTTTCAATTCGCGAAGCGGGAGTCTTTCGCTTGTTTTTCTCACAAATGCTCCCCTATGACCCGTGGGCATTGTCGCAATAAACGCGTGTCTATGAAGTTTCTTCTTCTTGCCGCGTCCAATTATTACGCCAACCTCATTCTGCTTCATGTGCTTATTATGGCTGATCGGCCAACCGAACCGCCCGCCAGTTATTCTCCCGGTCAATCTGGTTCGCCTGGCTTTTTTGATCCACATGCGGCGCCTGATTTGTTTTTGCTTTAAGCCGATCTTTTTTGCCGCCAGCTTCGTAATCAAGCTTCTAAGCTTTTTTAACGTATCGTTTAACGCCGCGCCCGTGATAACGTCCAAGTCTCTCGGGTCAAGTAATTTCTCCAGTTCTGCAAGTTCGCCTTTATCAATTTCAATTTCTAAGAATTGTGCTTGTGACATTATCTGCACTCCAATAACATCATACCTTCATCCTGCCATAGTATCCGGTTTATTTGCACTAATACAGGTCCGGCGCCTATGCGCTTTTCAAGTAATAGCTGATCGCCGCCCGTGTCTACTTCGGCAGACGACACGCCCGGATATTCTCCGCTGTCTGAGTTGGAAACCCACACTTGGATAATATCAGTCATCTCGCGACCATTCTCGGCTTGTATGAAAGCCGGGTTACGGTCGATGACTGCTTTGATATCTCTTGCCATTACAATTTAACTTCCGTCAGTTTGTCTTTGATGACGTCTGCAATTACAACCTTGTCAAGTTCCGATTGC